GCGTCTGAATTGAAATCATTAGGTTATCCGAGAAAACTAGGTTATTCTATCGAAGGAAAAGTAGTAGCCCGCTCCGCCATCAACAAATCAAAAATCATAAAAGCTAAAGTTACAAACGTGGCAGTCACTCATATCCCTGTCAATACTGAAGCTACGTTTGAAGCTGTGTCAAAGTCTTTTGTCCCTCCTGCATATGACGAGATCGTTGGGTATATAATGAAAGACCTCGCATTCAAGAAGGATTTAATGGCAATTTCAAGCCCTGGTGCTGTGGCTGGTCATTCTTTTGGAAGTAGCAATTATACAGGTCACGAAACTCTGAGGACGGAATCGCTAGAAGGCGCAAATACTAATCAATATAAAGGAAAGGCAGTCGTAGGAAACAATCCAAACTCAGAAGATGAATTAGAAGCTCGCTTATCTTCAGCTTACCGTAATGCTCATAAATCCCATACAGATTTAATGTCACTTCTAAAAACCGTACATCCTGAGGCAAGCGATGTACTATTAGAAGCAATCGTGGGTCTCGTCCATAAAGCAAACGGAATTGAGAATTTTGTTCGAATAATTAATGATTCCAAAGTTTTGCTATAAAAAATGACGAGATCTTACTAATTTACAAAATAGACACGGAGGAAAACGAATGTCTGATATTCTCAATGCCGTAAAAGAGCTTATCAATAAAGCTCAAGGCTATACACAGCATACTGGAACCGGTGGACCGGCAGAAGCCGTTGAGCACAAAGTTGAAGGTGCACCATCAGGTAAGGAAGCTGAAGACGAGAAGAACGCTGCTAACTCAGGAACGCATCCTAAGGCTGGCGGTGGTTCTGGCGATGGCGGATCTCGTCCAGAAGGTGGAGATTCTTTTAAGGATGGCGGTCCTGAACAGGACACTATCGAAACTCCGAAGGGTACTGGCGGCAGAGCTCCTGTAGCCCGTCCAGCAACAATCAAGCACGAAGGTGGTGGAACTGGACCGAACGAACCTGGTACTGCAACGACTACTCAGTCTCAGCAAAAGTCTGAAGGCGAACCTGATTTGACAAAGGGTGAAAATCCTTTCGAAAAGAAGGACGATAAAGAAGACAAGGGCGAGAAGGAAGAAAAGGGCGAAAAGGACGACGATAAGGAAGAGGAAAAGGAAGAAAAATCCGTTGACTCTGGTGAGGTTTATCTGGACATTGATGAATTCACAAAGGAAATCGTCTCCAAGGCAGTTGAGGCTCTTGACCTTAAGTATGGCGAGTTCGTTGAACAGTCCATCCAGAAATCAAATGAATCAGAATATGTAGAAGCAGGTTTAGCAAAGTCCTTGGTTGCTACTCTTGATAGAGTTGAACAACTTGAAAAGGCAATCGTCAACATTGCGAACACAATGAATATCAGAAAGTCATTACTTAAATCAGCTGACAACATCAAGGGAATTGATAATCCTTCGCTTAGCAAGTCTAAGCTTAGCAAGGGTGAAATCTCAGGCCGACTTCTCGACATGCAAATGCAGGGAAATCAGGGCGTAGACACCAACATGGTTCTCCGTTTTGATGCCGTGGGCGACACTTCGATTCTACCTGAAAACATCAGAACGAAACTCGGTATTGAGTAATCAGTTCACTTAGGAGGAACACTAAACAATGAACGATGTACAAGGTTTTGGATTAGGCGACATGCAAGATGTCAATGCTATCAATAAAGCCCTTGAAGGAATTGGCGCACCGGGTGAAATGGTAGCTGGTAACAGCTTTGGTAGCTCTAACTATGGTACCACTGGCGCACAGTCCCTAAGAGTTGAATCACTTGATAGCTCCCTAAAAGTTATCACCTTCACAGATAAGCACATTAACTTCTGGAAAGATATTCCGAAGTCACCTGCTTATTCAACGGTTGAAGAGTTCAACCAGTTGACTTCTTACGGAACTCAGACCGGCGGATTCTTGGCCGAAGGTGAGCTCCCTTACCAGTCAAACTCTGACTACGCAAGACGTGCCGCATTGGTCAAGTTCGTAGGAACGAGGAAAACTCAAACGGCATCATGTGGATGCTTGAAAACTCCCTCTTCTGGGGACAGGACACAGGTGCAGCTTCTACAGAATATGTAGAATGGGCAGGCCTTGATAAGCTTCTTGGCGGTGGTCCTAACACTGGTGGAACTGGCGCAGGAAACACCTACGACCTCCGAGGAACGACTTTCTCCTCAACTCCTTTCACGACAATCGTCAATGACTTGGCACAGACGGTAGTTGATAACTTCGGTTTCCCAACTGACATTTATCTTCCATTCCCAGTCCTTGCAAAGATCAACGAAGAGTTCGCTGGTACGGCTGCACAGAGAGTAATTCTCCCAACAGCCTCTGGTAACACTCAGGTCAACATTAACATCGACGGTCTTATGACTCAGGCCGGCCGTGTTAACCTAAAGCCAACCTTCTTCTTGAACAAGACCAGAACGGCCGTCTCTCAGGGCGTTCTTACGGGTGCTGGTACTCAGACACCTCTTGCTATCGGCTCTGCAGCTGTAACAATGTCTGCTGCTGGTACTCCTACAACGGGTTATTCAGTTGCTGCCGGTGCCTATGAAGGTTCAATCTCTTTTAGAAACAAGTTCGGTGAATCAGTTCTTGTTGCTAACGGTGCAGGTCCTATTACTACATCAGGAAGCAATACTCTTCGATTCGCCGTAACCAACACGCCTGCTGACGCTCAGTTTATAGACTTCTTTATCACAGAAGCTGGTGATTCAGCTGGAACGAAGTATTGGGTACAGACAACTCCGTTGACCGCTACTGGCACGATTGGTGCAGGCGATGGCAACTATGACTACACCGGCGTCCGTATGCCTAATACGTACACCGCCTTCATCGGCCAGATGACCCCTGACGTTCTTACCTTCCGTCAGTTGGCTCCATTGGTAAAGATGGATCTAGCAACAATCGCTCCGGCTTACAAGTGGATGATTCAGAGTCATTAACATCTCTTACTAATCATAAGAGATCTGACAAAAACTGACAGCATAGTTATAACAGCAAGTAGTATTTTCGAAGGGGTCTTAATGGCGCTGCTGTTAAGACCCTTTTTTTCTAGAAACGTAAAAGGAGATTCATAAATGGCGGACTATCCAAAGTCAGGTGACATCACTGGTTATCCGTATCTAAGTATTGCCGAAGCCGTTGTAACCGGTAATACTAACCAGACTATTGATGGTACGAAGACATTCTTAAATGAAATTATTGCGCTTGGAGGCGTCACCGGTGCTGACTCTGGTTATTCCGGATATTCTGGTGACAATCCAGGCACCTCCGGCTATTCCGGCGCTGATGGTACTTCGGGTTATTCTGGCTTTTCGGGTTATTCTGGTAAGTCAGGCTATTCAGGCATGGGTACGTCGGGTTATTCAGGTCAAACTGGTGATCAGGGCGACACAGGAACTTCAGGCTATTCAGGCAAATCAGGATACTCTGGCTATTCAGGTCAAGATGCTCAGACTTCTGGTTACTCTGGCTATTCGGGAATTTCAGGCTATTCCGGCGTTTCCGGTTATTCTGGTGTTTCTGGTTACTCAGGTGTTTCTGGCTATTCAGGCATGTCGGGCTATTCCGGCTATTCGGGAGAATCTGGCTATTCTGGCTACAGCGGAATAAGTGGCTATAGCGGCTACTCTGGAATTTCGGGTTATAGCGGCATTTCTGGCTACTCAGGAACTTCAGGCTATTCAGGCGATAACCCAGGAACTTCTGGCTACTCGGGATATTCAGGTATCTCAGGATATTCCGGCTACTCTGGTATCTCAGGCTATTCTGGATTCTCAGGTTACTCTGGCATCTCAGGCTATTCGGGATTCTCAGGATACTCTGGTGTATCTGGCTACTCTGGTGTTTCAGGATATTCTGGATTTTCAGGAACTTCCGGCTACTCAGGTGCAGGCGATGTAACAGCAGGCATCTTCTCGCTAGCTCTAGCAGTTTCAACTGATGTTGCTAATACTGGCATTCTTGCAGCAAGTAGAGTCGTTCTATTCGCCGCCGACCTAGAAGCAGCAAAGGTTGTGGGTTGTCAGACAAACACTCCAAACGGTATTTATGTATCAGCAGTTACTGCGGGTGTTGGATTTACAGTAACACACGACAACCATGCAGATGCAGCCGGTGCAACATTCCGCTATATCGCAACGATCTAATAAGGAGATTATAAATGACTCTCTATCCAAATGCAGACAATTCTCCGGGTTATGACTATGCTCCAGATCCTGGCGGTCTAGCTTATAACAACGCTCGCACATCAGGAAGCTTTACTGTTGGCGGCGACGCCACAACGACGGTTGTTGATGCAAATGTGGCTGTAGGAGATATTATTCTGATAACAGCGTCTAATGCAAAGGCGGCTCTTGTGATTGCAGGTATAGGAAACACTCCTTCTGGTATCTATGTTTCTTCAGTGGTTAACGACAGCTTTGTTGTGACACATGATAACCACGCTGATGCTGAGGGTTCTACATTCTATTATGTAGCATTCCCTAGCTTCTAAGGAGAAGAACATGGCTAATTATCCAGAACGGACGACCTCAACAATTCCGTCTGCAGGTTATGTATACACTCCAGACCCTCCAATGGTTGCTTACAATAACGCGAGGGCGACAGGTAATTTTACTGTCGCCTTAGCGACCACTACAACAGTCACAAATGTTTTTATAAAATCAGGTGATGTTGTTATTCTTACAGCTAAAAATGAAAAAGCGGCTGAT